TTCTTGGTCATGTCATGCCTCTTCCTCTGCCCTCTGACCCTTGTAGGCATTGTAATACTCATACTGTGTCCAGTAGTCCCTAGCTGTATTCAATACCCACCGCTTCTCATCTTCCTTGACCTCATGTCCAGGATCAGGTGGCTCGAAGTTAGGGTCGATTACACTGGTCAGTTCCAAGCCATTAGCTATTCCACTGATGTTAATGCCCTCTAGTGCCTGTTCCAGTGGCTTGCGAAGCTTCTCTTCCAGCAGACGCTGTGCCATGACTTTCATACGTTTGTTCTCTTCTTCAAGCTTCTTCACGTTCTCAGCATCGTAGTAAGGATCGAGAGCCTTCCCTACGATATTACCAAGTTCTCCAGGATGGATAGCTTCGAGAGCGTCCAACTCTACTACAGCCTCACCTAGCTTAGGTGCTTTGGGAAGATTGAACTTCTGAATCTGATCATCATTCAAGGCAAGCCTTGTAAGCCTGATATCCATGTCCAAGCCCTGTTCCTTGGCTTCTTCCACGAAGTATTCCAGCTTACGAGCCACAGCAGAGACCATCCACCATCCATATCTATCCCAATCAGATATGTAGAATATCCTCACTTTCTTCCCTGCCTGAGCAGCTTGGATGGCACGTCTGGCAGACATTTCCACCTTCTCTACCGATGCTTGACCTACCAGAGGCTGATAGCAAGCACCATAGACTCTGCAAGCTGGCTCGATCACGAATCCCATAGAGTTCTTCTCACACCAGACTTCTGTATGGAATGTCTGCATAGCATCTGTGCGATACTGAGGAATCTCCTTATGGAGCATCTTCAATAGAGCATCTACAAACTGTTCTACTCCACCTTGGAGCAAGGATTGTACATCTACTATTCCATCCTTCTTCCAACCTGATTCAACCTCATATGTATTGTAATCGGTAGGATCGGGATGCTTCAGGTCTATCAGATTCTTCCATGTTCCAATATGCAAGTATCTGGCCATCTGTGCAGCTTTGAGCAGGAACAACCAGTCCTTGTGGGCATCCTTGTGAGCATACTTCTGCCCATCAGGTTTCTTTATACCCTGTGACTGAATCCAATAGTGAAAGCCTCTCAGATGCAGAGGCTTCTTTCGTTTGGCCATCATCCTATCCCACAGTGTAGCTGCCCATTCGCCCATCTCATAGTCACGCTCATTTCCTACGAAATAGGGATCAACTGAGAGAACGGATGCTTGTGCTTTGGTGAGACCCTGTTCCTTAGCCTGTGTAAGCAATGATTCCTTCAACGCAGCATGATCCATGTTAACCTCCTCTACGTAAATTTAATGTAGATAGATTGTATCATGTCGTTAAATTAATGTCAAGCCCTAGGCTTCTCTTCGTCCTGATATCTATGCTTTGGTTTCCCCACTTGACGAAGGGTGCATCGTACCGTCTGACGATGATTCTATGCTTATTACAGTGCTTACACTCGAATCTCTTCTTACTGATGCCCTGAATCACTTTGCTACTGACTTCTACCCAATGGTGTGCTCCTGTAGGTGACAGGTCGCACATCCACCTATTAGAAGCCTTGTATTCATCGAATTTCTGGTCGATGATCCGTCTGTCCTTTGTAACAAAGTATTCTAGTAGATCGAGTTCCTTCTCTTCAGGATCGAGAATGGCATCAATAGCCACTTCAGCTTTCTTACTCTTCAAGCCTTCCTCCAAAGTTCAAAAGTACGGCCACTTGGAGTCGAACCAAGATTGCTGACGTATCAGATCAGTATTCTACCATTGAATTATAACCGCACCCTATTATACCACATGCTTCAGATTTTGAAAACTGGTTTGTACGTGTCAAACTTAAGGTGAGATGAATTGTCCTAAGTGCAACAATATATTATTCGAGGGTTACGACTGGTTCGGGTCATATTCACACTGTTGGATTTGTGGCAATTACATATTTCATACACGAAAAAATCGTATGAGACATAGGAGAGGTCATGCAAAAGCTGCTGGATCAACTAGAGGCAGAAATAAGCAAAAGAGCTATTAGTGAAGATGAAGTTGCCTCTGTTCTTAAAACAGAACCGTTAATTACCAATCGTAGAATCATCTACGGATATGCAAGCGTTGATGTGGTGGATCGTGAAGGTCAGCGTATTCCTGTCTATGCCCTGAGAGAAGCTGTAGACAGGTTCATGAAGTCAGCCTTCTATCGACCTGTAATGATCTATCACTCAGATGTAACCATAGGCAGAATTGTTCCTAGATGGACTGAGCCTGATACTGGAAAGATATTCAAGACTGAAGTAGATGATATTGGTTGGAGAGTTGTCTGTGAAATAAGGGACGATATCGATATTGCCAACAAAGTCTGGAATGAGATAGTTAAAGGTGTTCTAAGGTCATTCTCTATAGCTGGATCAAGTAAAGATAAGCTTCAGAAAACTAAGAACGGCATTTCCTATGAACAAGTGAAAAGTCTAGACATATACGAAAATACAGTGTGCGAAACTCCAGTGAACCAATTATCCAAATTCGATATCCTATGGAATCCTGAAAAGATTGCTATCTAAAGGAGGTTGAAATGTGGGATGAATTCGAAGAAGAGGAAGATGAGTATTTCGACCTAGAATTTGGTTTTGCCGAAAGTGATATCTGGGAAAGCAAAGAAGTCCCTTTTTTAGAGGGACTTCCCTGCTAATTTGACCGAAGTCTAGTCGCTTCTCCGACTGAGAAGTAGTCGAACTGCGCCGACTCCAACAGCGATGATACCGACTACTATTCCTCCGATCACTGCTGCCAGTCCAGCATTTGGACCTAGTGATACTACGACTTCACTTTCTCCCATGCGTCAACTCCTCCTTTCTTCTTAGATTCCCCCACCTGATTCTTTCGAGGTCTTCCCCTCTTTGTACCTTTAACATATACACTTCCCATATGATCTTTATCTCCGTCTGGAATCCATATAGGAGTAATACCCTGTTTCTCCAGTTTCTCTTCCAGTTTCTTGTTACGTTCACTCTCCCAGAATAGTTTCTCTACAGCCTTGGGAACAAATGCTGTAAAGATTCCCATCTGATATTGATCCTTACCCTCATCATCCTTACCTTTGTAAATGGCCTTGGGATGAATCAGGTAAATGACGGTTTTCCCGAATTCCATCTTCTTGGGTATGAAGGAAACACGTTTGCTGACTCCCATTGCAATAGCTTCCGTCAGAAAGTCATTAGGAGTTTTGTAGAAGCCTTTACCCACACCCATGACAAAGGCAATTTCCTCAGTAGGCTGGCACATGTGGCAAGGCTTAAATTTATCGGAGCAATTTTCATGTTCACCAAAGAGCTTCTGAGGATTTATTGTTCTGGGATTGAGAGGGAAATGAATACCACCACCACACGTAGGACATGGAGCTACTTCATAAGGAAGCCGATCACATGCCACCCATATACCATCAGCTACCAAATACATACCGTGAATTTTCCTGAAACCGCAGCCTCGTCTTTTTTCAACTGCCATTTTTCATCCTCCTTCTGAAAAATCATTGTATTTAATTATAGCACATCGTGTCAATAGTGCAATATATATTTTGAAAATTAGGTATAGTATGTATATAATAAATATGAATCGATAGCGAAATGATCGTTTTCGATAAAAGGAAAGGAGGTGATGTTAAGTAATGGACGATATGGAATTCAAGACCGAACTATTGACTCTGTTGAAAGACATGGCAGCCTATTTTGAGAAGCAGGATTCCTCACAGGAGAGAGCCACTATCGACAAGCCACCTAAGATCGGTGAAACACAGAAAACTATGAGTGGTGGTGAAATGGAGGGTCAGTCTGCTGGAAAGGGTGTAGCAAAATCTTATCCCGATGTTCCTGATAATGCGAAGGAGAATGAAACTACAGCTATTGACTCTAGTGGTGGAGAACAGAAGAAACAGGATTTCCAATCTGGTATCAAGGTTGAGGCTCTGGGTAAGGCCGAAATTTCTGATGTTCCACCCGAAAAGTCTTCTAAGAAGGAAGATGAAAAGGAGCTAAGTAAGCTTCTCAAGGACATTCGCAGTGCTCTACAGAATACTATTACAGTAGATCAGGTAAAGAGTATTGTATCCGAAGAGGTTAAGAAAGCTGCTCCTGCCATGACCGAAAAAATGCTGCACAAGATGGGCTTCCATCCAACAAAGGCAGATATCGTCAAATATGGAATTGACGATCAAACACAGGAAATAACAAAGAGTGAAGATAAGAAAGAAGAGTTAGAAGATGTGAATATTAGAAAAGCTAAGGAAGTAGAAGACCTCTCAGGCAAAACATGGAGACAGTTGGCTGAGATGCGAGATGCAGTTGGAGGATTTGATCCTTTCAAACTGATGGGTCGCTAAAAAGAAAATTAACCCTTTATCTATAAGGAAGGGAGGTGAGACGTAATAATGGCTGATATTACTCTAGGTGAATATTTGGCTCAGGCTCAAAGAAGCATGGGCGGTGGATATTTCGGAAGAACTTCTGGACCTCTTTCAGGTTACCTGTTTGGACCAGATTTCTTCAGAAAGCAAGATTATCTTCAGTTGTCTGATACTTTCATAGCAACTTATGGTAAAAAGGTTTGGGATGCCCTAAACAACAAAACCGTATTGTTCAATGCTATCAAGAAAGTCGATTGGGGAGCAACGGTTGGTTGGCGTTTAAGAAGCCAACGTTACCAGACAGCACCTCGTTCTCGTCCTATTACAGAACTTGGTGATCTACCTACAATCGATAATTCAACATACACTGGAGTGGTTGCTTACCCTAAGATTATTGGTTCGACTTTTGGTGTTAGCTTGAAGGCACAGGCTGTTTCTGGCCTTGAAGGTGGTATTGGTAACCAGTTTGCTGTGGAGCAAGAAGCTACTTCTCGTGACCACATCAAGGAGATCAATACTGAGCTTAATGCAGGTTCTGCTTATCTACTTTCTGGTGGAACAGATGCTACTAGAATAATTGCTGGTTCTGGTACTACTGCTGCAAAGGCACTTGCCAGTCATTTTAAGATCGGTGACACGGTTGACCTGTGTGATGCTGGAACTTATGAGGCAGAAAATAAGACAGTTAGTGCTGTCGCTCCATCTACAGGAACAGTTACAATCAGTGTTGCAGGTGAAACTGCTGCTGATGGTGATTGTCTTTTCATTGTAGGCCGAGCAGGTTTGACATCTATTGATGACATCTGCATGGCTGATGATGTTACCGTTGGTGGATCAAAGGCTGCTGTTGATATCTATGACATGACAACTCGTACTGCTGGTGGTTATGCTGCTGCTGCGGTAGCTAGTTATGCATCTGGTGTAGGTAGAGACCTAAGCCTCGTTTTGGTGGATTCTTGTTTCGAGACTATCCGTCAAAATGGTGGAGAGCCTAAGTTGATTACTACAGGTTTGGATCAATATGACAATTTCAACCAGTTGCTTCAGGCTCAACAGAGATTCATGGACGTGTCGGATTATATCGTGGGCGTGGGTGATGACAGAACTTATCCTGGTACTCGTGCAGGCTTCCAGCTTGCTGCGTATCGTGGTGTTCCTATTCTTCCTGATCCTGATACTCCGAAGTCTTTGGGTGCTGATGATGTGATTCTGGGTTCGAACTTCTATGTTCTGGACACAGACTATCTGGAAATCGCAGTGATGTATCCGACTCAATATATTGAGAACAGAGACTACTTTGCTGCTAACAAGCTGGTAATCAGAGGCATGTTCATCACAATGATGGAGCTTCGTGCTCTTCGTCCTGATGTTCAGGCTAAAATTGCTGATTTGAATAGTTAAATCGTTACACGGTTGCTCTATGTGGTGGGTCTCCTACCGAAAGGTAGTCACTAATGGAGGTTGGGAACTTAGTGAATATGAAAATAGGAGGTAAAAAATAATGGCACTTACAGTCGATAATTTTGTAAGAACAGTTTTTGGCAATAAGGTTATTGCCTTCTGTAATGTTGATTTTGATGCTTCATATCCGACTGGTGGAGAGGCTCTAGCAGCTTCTACCCTTGGTATGAAGAAAGTGGAATTTCTACTGGCCGAGCCAAAGCTTGGATATGTCTTTGAATATGACTATGCAAATAGCAAGCTAAAGGCATATTGGGCAGATTTCTCAGCAACTGCTGCTGGTGCTCTGTCTGAAGTAGCTGATACCACAAACTTGTCTGCTGTTGCAGATGTACGAGTTTTTGCCGTTGGCTACGGAAGAGGTTAATAGATGAAACAATTTCCGAATGCCGATGCCAGTAGCTATCCAGAAACTGGACAGCAGATAGTCGCTCGTAAACTGATTATTCCAAAAGGGCATGTGTTTGACTACAATGCTACGGCTGCTGCTGATATCTTCGGCACAGACATTAGTCCTACAGTCACTCCTGCCATTTTCAGGATAAATGCTGTCGTAGGCACTGCTGGAAAGATAACGGTAACCTATAAGGAAACTGGAAGCACAGCTACCCATATAGCTAATATGAATGCTGATACAAACTTAACAGCTTCGGCATTTTATTCTGAAGATTTTGTTGTATATAGTGGACAAACCGTAAATTTACGGTTCAGTGCAACAGGAAAAATTAATACTCTTTCAGTTGTAGAGGTATGGTAAAGGAGGTGAAATAATGCTTGAAGGTCTAAAGAAACTCTTGATTAAACTACTAGCTGTTGGTAACTTTGGTGAGATTAGATCAAGAGACAATGTAACTCTGGAACTCATCAGAGGTGGGAAGACTGTCTATAAGAAGACCTACCATAACTTGGTTGTAAATACAGGACTGGTTGCTGATGCTGGTCTTTTCAATGGAGAAGTAACAACTCCGTTCAAGTGGGTAGGTATCGGAACTGGCACTGCTGCTGCTGCAAGCGGTGATACTGCTCTAGGATCAGAAATCACTGGCGGTGGAGGTGCTAGAGGTGCTTCTGCTACATGTTCACAGGTTTCTGGAAATATTGCCAACGATACTGCTCAGTTGGTGAAGCAGTTTGATTTCTCAGCTTCCTATACCGTAACTGAAAGTGGTATCTTCGATGCTTCTGCTGATGGTACTATGGCTGCAAGACAGACATTTGCCGAAGTTGGTGTTTCTTCTGGTGATAGTTTACAGGTTACTTGGAAAGTTACTAAGTCTTAAATATAGACTAATCAGTCGTATAAGAAACTACGGATGCAGGGGCTTCGTGCTCCTGTATCCTTCCTAAAGGAGGATAATGGATTGGCTGAAATTCACTAATTTTGGTGAAACTACCTTGTCTTCGGAGCTTGCTTCAGGAGCAGTTACAGCTAGTGTTGCTAATGGAAGTGTTTTCCCTTCTACTGGCAATTTCATGCTGGTCATAAATTCTTCTACAGCTTCATTGAGGGAAATAGTCAAATGCACAGGAAGAGACGGTAATACATTAACCATAACAAGAGCACAAGAAGGAACAACACAACCATCAGCGCATGCCTCTACAAGTCCTGTAGCTTTGGTGTTTACAAAAGGTACTATAGAAGAATTACAGACTGGTATTGATAGTATGGGTGGTGCAAGTATTACTATTGCAGCAGCCGATACTCCAACACTAATTAAAGACAGGGCAGATGTTGTTTGCGACGGAACAAACTCTACTGGTGGGGATCAATCAGAAATAAACACAGCCTTTGGAAGTTATGACACTGTAAGACTATGTGAAGGCACATATTGGATTGATGCCAAAATAACTATAGGTTCTGGTCAAAGATTGATTGGTGTAGGCCAAAATAGTGTTATTAAAATCATGGATACTTGTAGTGCGATGTCAGTCGTAGAAAATTATGATGTTACTGGTGGTAATTATGATATCGTTATCAGTGATTTGTGTTTCGATGGGAATGTTGGAAATCAAACACAGTATGTATACCATAAAATGATTGATTTAACTAAGGTGGCAGTTTCAGATGTATATAATGGTGCAAGAATACTAAACTGTACGTTTAAGGATGTTTCATATGCATGTGTAAATTTCAATTCCTGTACAGGGTTTATGCTATCTCAATGTAGTTTTTCCAATATTTTTTCAGGAATAAGTGTAGATTCTAGTAGTATAGCATGCACTATTTCTTCATGTATATTTCTCAATTGTTATGATTTAGACTCATATCCTTATTGGATTAATATTGCTGGAACTCAATGCACCGTTGTAGGAAATGTATTTCATGGTGATTCATACATTGGGGTTAACATTTCAAGCAATGCCTCATTATGCACAGTCTCTAATAATGTTTTTGAAGTTAAGGGTGATAGCAATATAGAAGAGTGTATAAATGTTCAAGGAGATCGTTGTACATTTACAGGAAATGTGTTTAAGGGATATACTCCTTCTAATGGTGTAAAATATGGTATATTTTTGTATACTGGCTCAAATAATTGTGTAGTTAATGGTAATGTATTTTATCAACTAAGAAGAGCCGCCTTAAACATGTTTAGTACCACAGGAAGCATAATTTCTAATAATATTTTCTATGAAAACGGTATACAAACTGGCAATACTTATTATCACATTGAACAATCTAATGCTAGTGCTGTATATAACTTGATAAAAGGTAATATATTTCGTCAGGGAGAATCTGCTAACAAAGCTAAAGGTGCTATTAAGATATATTCTGGTGCTACAGGAAATATAATAGAAGGTAATGATTTCTATAATTGTGGTGCAACAGAAGATATTTCAGATAGTGGTACAGGCACTAAAAAACGCAATAATATCAGTATAACAGGTGGTTGGCTGGCCGAGGATGGTTGTGTCTTTACAGGTGCTGTCGGATTCAATACCGAAGCATATTATGATGCAGTTTATGATAATGGTAATTCAGGTTCTTCAAAGAATATTGATTGGACTTTAGGCAATAAACAAAAGATTACATTCACTGCAGATTGCACAGCTACATTTACCGATCCTAGTGGTCCAGCTAATTTGGTACTATTTATATATCAAGATGCTGTTACTGGTGGTTGGAGTCCTACTTGGCCAAACACAGTAATATGGCCCGATTCCACTGCAGTTCCTCTGAATACAGGGGCAGGAACCAAACATCTTATGACCTTGGACTATGATGGAACTAATTATTGGGTCATGGCAAATACTAGTTTCGGTGTACCATCATAATTTTATTGCGAACAAAGCTAGGAGATAAATGGGTTGGATAAATCCCACAGGCAATGTAGCAAATGGTTGGACAGACCCAACATTTGCTTATAATGACAATACAACTAATTATGCCAATTATCTTATTCCAGCAGCTTCTTGGAGCAATTATCTTGAATTAAGCATTTCTTCAATTTCTTGTGACAAGGTCCGAGCTTGGTGTTCTGGGCAAACTACTGACATAGATGCTATTCAAGTAGATGTTTATTACAACAGTCAATGGAATAATATATATGATGGTTCCCTGACACAGGGGCAATATATAGAATATGCTATTGGAAGTACACAAGATGTCACTTCCATGCGAATACGTCTTTACAATTCCAAAGCAAATTCTTCTAGAAATGCTTATATAAATGATTGTGATTTTAATCAAGTTGGTGGTACACAATATTTTCAGGATTGCACTGGTAATTCCGTTAGTCTGGGAGATTCTTGCCTTAAATTTACTACATTGAATAATATCACTGGAGGTATTTCCCTTACTGATAACCTGATCAAGTCACTTTCATATTTTAGAATATTAACAGATACTATTACATTAACTGCTGCCGATGTTGCCAAATCAATTGCCAAATCAATTACAGAAAACATTAATTCTAAATCTTATTATGGTATGTTTGAAAATTCCTTAAATGATACTGGTGGTAGTATATGGATGTATGGTTTGAGTTGGAAAGGGCTGACATTCACTCCTGTAAAACATGAAATAGATAGAATAGATTTGAATTGTTTTCGTATAGGTAATTGCGGAGATGTTATAGTAAGCATTCGGAATACTGACTATAGTGGTCTTCCCATAGGAGTTGATCTGTGTTCTGGTATTGTCAGTGAGACAGGGATAGCAGTATATCCTGGAGGATGGGTAACATGGGATTTATCTCCAGCTTATCCATTAAATGGTGGAACAATGTATGCTATTGCGGTACGAGCACCTAATGGAGATACTGATAACAAATTTAGTTGGATGAATACTACAGGTTATGCTGGTTTTCAAGTTGATTCTGATGACGGTGGTGTTACTTGGGATATTGGTGGTTCGTATGATTTCATGTTTAGAGAATATGGCACACAAGAAAGTGATTCAATATTAAAGAGTATTGGAAAAATTATATCACAGTCTATATCTTTGACCGATTGGGTAACGGCAGCCGTTCTTGGTGGACAATTATATCAGACATGTACTGCTGCAATCTCCCTAGCAGATTCCTTCCTGAAGTCGGCCTATAGGACTTTCACTCAGAATATCTCTTTGACAGAACTACTGACAAAATCAACATCTAAGACAATATCAGATACAGTCAATCTTACAGAATCATTTATCAAAGGTATATATAGAACAATATTAGATACTATATCTTTAGATGACTGGATGCAAGCCTTGCTTGAAGGTGAATTAATTGATTCCCTCATAAAGACAGCCGTATTCGGTAGAGCTATATATGGACAGGCTATATATTCCGTCCAAGGCGGTATTTTCTCAAAAATAGTATCGGAAAGTATCTCTTTGACAGAACTACTGACAAAATCAACATCTAAGACAATATCAGATACAGTCAATCTAACCGATTCTTTATTCAAGAGCATTGGAAGAATATTGTCCCAATCCATATCTTTGGATGATTGGGTAGATGCTACTACATCTATCGGGCAGATGTTCTATCAGACATGTACCGCAACAATTTCCATAGCAGATTCTTTCCTCAAAGGAATTTTCAAGAAGTTAACTACAGAAACGATAAGCCTGACACCATTATTCACCAAGACAACTGGAGGATATCAATGGTGTCAGACACTACAGATAGCTGCTGCTAGTGCTGCTCCAATTACAGGATGTTGGGTTGCAGGATCAATTACTAAAGATACTTATATTAGAAATATGTCTGGACAAGAAGAAAACAATTATGGAGGAGCTACTTCATTTGTAATATTTCCAGTTACAGGAAATTTAATACGTTCTGTTTTAGAGTTTGATTTATCATCCATTATTTCTGGTTTACCTTCTGGTTATCAAATAACTAATGCTAAAGTATCTGCATATTATTTTAATTATCCATATTTGAATCCTTCTGGCAGATATTTATGTTTGAAACATCTTACTCAAGACTTTGTAGAAGGAACTAGTGTAGGAGCTACAGGAGGATGTTCTTGGAATAAATATGATGGTGTTAATGCTTGGCCTGGTGGTGCTGGTGCGATGGGAGATACTACAGGAATAGCAGTTACAGGAGCACAGCTTGGTGGATATGGTTGGAAAACTTGGGATATTACAGATATTGTAATAGACTCCGTAACGGCTTATGGAGGAGTCGTTAGATTGCTTATGTATGATTCTGTAGAAAATGTTCCTACAGCAAGCACTTATCTTGCCTCATTCCATTCTAAAGAATCTACTTCTACTACACTAATTCCTGTAATTGTATTGGAATATACATATACTCCAGAAATACTTGATGATAAGGTATCAATAGATGTTTACAAAGGATTCAAAACAGTTCAAGACGGTTCCTATAGTGTAGGTGGGAGAAGCTTTGGCCACAGAGTGGCATGGACTGTAGATGTTAAATCATCTGCACTCGATGCCAGTGCCTATCCTCTACGTGTTGTTGTGGATACCAAAACCCTAATAGATGGAGGTTTTACCTCATCTGGTATAGAGATGGGTAAGAGGTTGGAATGGGCAGATGCTTCTGGAAATAATCCTATGAAATATTGGGCAATCGAGACGACTGGTGAAGTAAGGGATTGGAATACTTCAAGCCCAGGAACTGTCTATTATGTTACTCCTCAAACAGCTTTAGCAACAGGTACAAAGTATACATTCTATATGTATGTAGATAGTGACATTACAGCAGTATCAGACAATTATACTGGATCGGGGATGGTTGGTCCGACTGGATTCTATGTAGGATTTGGAACGGATGTGACCAGTGTGGCTGATTTTGTTACAGCATATCCTCAATGGGAAATAGATAAGGCTTCTGGTGCTGCTGATCCCACTGTAAGTATCACAGGTTCTTGTCTGTCAATTAATAATAGTGGTGAAAATACAGTATGGCAGGGAATATCAACAAAAACAACTGGAGGAGATTCATTTACTATTCAGAATTACAGAGCGTTATTCGTTATTCCAGATGATGATTTTGCTGGATACCATGCTTTGGGAATGTTTGATGCGTCTGGTATTGCTCTGCCCACTGGTGGAAAGGACGGTACGGTTGTTTACTATAAAGCTCTTGTTCCTATTTCCAGATATAGAATATATGTAAATGATACAGACGGAACAGCAGAATCATTATCAGCATCAGCAGCAAGTTCGTATTTTACTGGACCACAGGTGTTTGAATTTAGAAAATATGGAATAAATTGTTCTTGTATTTTAAGAGGAGATTCAAGTACAACATCATATCCCGATAAGATAGTATATCAAGGTAAAATTATAGCAGATGTTCCCCACAAAGTAGTTATAGCAGTCTCCAACACAGGTTTTGGAGATGGAAGAATAGATGCAATAGCAATTTTCCCAGAAGTAGAAGACCCACCAATAGTTGAATTTCCAGATATTACATATGATAAAATAGGAAGCATTTTCTGCAACAATCATTTCTCAAGTCCTTTTACAGATTGGTATAATGAACTATATTTCAAAACCACAGGTGGTGCAACATTATACTGGTGCAGGGATGAAATGGCTCAATTAACCAGACAGCCGACAGATTCCTGTAGGGCAATAGTGAAATATGAAACACCAATTACAGCAAATACAGCAATACAGTGTTGGTATGACAATGCCATTATGAAAGGACCACCAGATACATATTCACCTACAGCAGTATATAATACTACGGCGCAAGCTTATCGTTGGCAGGACTTTGCCAATGCAAATGATTTCACTACACATTCGGGAACATGGAATGTTACTGGTGTTGGTGAACCTACTCTGGATAAATCCTATGTAGGAAATGTTGGTGGTGCTGCAGGGAGATGTTGGGTTAGATGGTCAAGACCAGTGAAATGGAGTGACAACGAATATTATATGTTTAGTTGTGCTGCATTATACGAATACACTGGATCATTATGGCCGAGTCCATATACAGGACAAGTATCCTTTTCGGAAAATCCAGAAGGACCATACAAACCATTATATAATTGGAACCCTTACGGATGGAAAGTTAAGTCACTTCATGATGGTTGGCCAGCAGGAGTTGTTGTAGATGGTAATAAATTGTACTTAGCATGGTCTACTGGAGATGGTTTTGAACTTCTATATACAACCGATCCTTCTGATCCAGATGCTTGGCAGAGAAATCCCAACGGACCATTTATATCTGTAGACTGGCTACAGAGCAATGGTTATCCTTCTGCAACCATTATTATGGGTTGCTGTCTACGTAAACATTCGGATGGATATTGGTATGCTATGTTAAGTGGCATTATGGGCGGTGGAGGAAACCAGAGTTATGCCTATATTTCAGGACAGCCAGAAACTTGGACAACTGGTGGATGGATTAAAGGTCCAAAGTTGTTTACCACAGCTTTTTGGTCAGAAGACGATGATATATTCTATTCTGAAGTTGATGGAATGTATTACTGGCACATGGTTTATAACAGCAGCCTAAGATACTATGAATCTTCTGCATTTCCTGGTACTTCGGCCACATGGTCAGGACCGAATACACCAAACTTCAGTCTTCCTCTTATGAAATATTCACAAAGATCGCCAAGATTATTACTCGATGCTTCTGGAAAAACCCTGTTGTTCTTCAGTTCGCAAGGTATTGCCGAGGAGGAAACTTATATGTCTAGATGGATAACCAACTATATATTTGTTAACAGGGCAAATAGTCCTTCAGGAGTATATGAACTACTTCTACCAGAAAACAAATATCAACAAACACAAATAACAGGAATATTTACAGCTAGGGCAACCATAACGGATTCTGATGAAAAGAACGGAAGTATACAAACACAGATACAACTTGGAGATAATGGCAAACGACAGATAGGAATGTTGTTCAGGTTTAATCCTTCTACAAACGAAGGTTACGGATCAGTGTATGATTATAACTCTGGAGACCCTAAAGTGAGATTATTAAAGTTTTCTGGTAGTAATCCTTCAGAAATAGGATCATCATACGACGTTCCCCAATTCCCAACTCCTTGGTTGGCTATTGGTGACCGTAGTCAACTTAGAGTAGATTATTATGGTAAAAATCTGAAGGTTTATCTAAGTTTATATGGAAATGAATGGATTAAGACGCACGATTATAATATTACCGACACATATTGGTATCAATCTGGAAGATATGGACTGATGACAGCCACAGGAGAAGCCTACTTCGATAAATTCTCATACATGGATTACTCTTCATCACCACCATATGTTTCTTCTGCAGGACAATATTTGTCATTCATAGAGTTATTAGAGACTATTGTTACACAGTCGGAGACATATAAACATATAAGCAATATCCTCTCTGGAAGCATCTCATTAACGGATAGTGTATCCAAGCTATTTTCAGGTATATTTTCGGATACCATAACATTGTCAACTTCTGTATACAAGCTTATATCACATCTACTAACAGATTCAATATCACTAACAGACATGGTAGAGAAACTTGTAAGCAACGTAATAAGTGACACTGTTACCTTGGGAGATTCTCTGGCTAAATTACCTATGAAAACACTTTCAGATACATTAATACTATCGTCCTCAATGATAATGACTATTGGCAGAGTGTTTTCTCAGACAATAACTATGGGAGATGCACTACTGAAATCGGTGGGCAAGTCTATCTCCGAATCAATCAGTTTGGATGATATTGTTCAAAGAGTTTGGAATTTCTCTAAGATATTGTCCGAAACAATTACACTAACGGAAACTGCTGTAGGACTGATAAAGTCACTTTTGAGAACTCTTTCAGATGGAATCACTCTTTCAGATGGTATCTCAAAAATACCTATGAAGCTGGCAGACGACACAATAACATTGACAGACAGCATATATAGATATCTACAAAAGACTGTGTCCGAAACGGTATCTTTGACCGATCCAGCAGTAGAAGCCATCAAAATAATTGCCAAGATTTTGAATGAAGGTATAAGTTTGGCCGAGTCTATTATCAAGTTCCCGAAGAAAATTGCTTCCGAAAATATCAATCTAACTGATGTAATTTCAAAGGCAATACAGACTTTGAAGGCAGAGACTGTAACTTTGACAGATCAAACAGTTGATGTCATAAAGGCTTTCTTCAAGACCTTGTCTGATACGATCACTTCATCAGATATGATCATAAAGTCCATATCTGCCGTGAAATCTGAATCCATCGACCTATCAGATGCTGTATTCAAGTCACTATCAACCTTGTTCTCAGAAACAATCAGCTTAATTGATGATGTTGAAGCTAAATTGGCCATGATATATAGGACATTTACTGAGACGATTACATCATCCGATGCCCTTGTAAAGAACATATTTGCCTTGAGGTCTGAAGTTATCAATCTATCTGATGATGTGTTTAAGATGATATCAACTTTGTTCACAGAAGGAATTAGCCTAAACGACCAAATAGATGTTGTAAAGGCATTCTTCAAGACACTAATACAGACAATCACTTCTACGGATACATTGAGAAAATCTATAAATGTAGTTAAATCTGAGAACGTAAACCTGACAGATTCGATCTCCAAATTCTTCGAAAGAATCATTGTAGAAACTGTTACTTTGAGTCCTACTTTTGGTAAGGTACTTCTATTAACCATACTCCTATTGGAACAGATTAATCTATCAGGAGCAATATCCAAGAGTATAAGCACTCTTAAGCAGGAAGCTATCGGCTTATCAGATACTGTGGGTAGAGGCTTCTTCAGATTGCTGAATGAAGGGATCACTCTGACAGACATTGTAGAAGCATACAAGATGATGCTGACAGTGCTGTTGACGGAGACAGTATCTCTGACGGACATCTTGAATAAATCAATATATAAGTCATTTGTAGAGACTGTAACCAATACAGAAACCCTCATTAAACAATATATAGGATTATTTATAGAAGAATTCAATAGAACGGCCAATTTCGTGAGAACACATAGAACGGCCAAGTTCCTAAGATCAATATATACAGGAATATTCATCAAACTGAGAAGACGGTAATTATAGAAATTGAGAAGGGATAATCTATAATTAGAAGGAGAAAACATGGATAGAGTTGTTGATGAAACCGATGTTCGGGAAAAGACTACCGAACCTTTAGAGGTACAGCTAAAGGCCGATAATGTGGTTATCGATCTATCGAGTGCTGTTTATGTACGTTGGGACATGATAGACAAACTGAATAAAGTGTACAGATATGCCAGCAATGATGCTTCTGATGCTTCTAATGGGAAGGTAAGATTTAGTCCACCAGATAACACCATCTTCCAATATACAAGAACGCCATATAAATTATATGTACTTGTCTGTACAAGCACTGGCACTCCCGATAGGACTTATTATGTCCCAGAGGATGGATATCTGAAAATAAACGTAACGAAGGAGTTCTAATATATGATAAGACCTTCTGCAATATGGCAATGGGACGATTCTGCCACAGGATACGTTGATCTTACTGACAATGTAAGAGAAAACACATCTTTTACGTTTTTATCAGAGACTGCTGATGAAATCTATATTGGTCTGGAACGAAGATTTATAGGTTTCCTGTGTGATCTGAGCACAAACGGTTCCTATACAGGACTGAGTATACAATATCAGGCTGCTGATTCTACTTGGAAAAAAGTATCCCAGATAGACAGCTATGAATTCAATAGAAGTAGATATCTAAGATGGGTCTTACCAGATGATTGGATTAAGTTCAACTTCACAGATACTGTTCCTCATGCTACATCTGCTCCAGATACGGTAGAGAGATATTGGATCAAGATTACAGCCACAGGAATTACTACGGCTGCGGTGATATCCATGATAAGAATGATTCCA